CAGGAGTTTTCAACTCATTTCGCAATTCATCTATACTGATGTTAGCTTCTGCATAACCTGAAGCAAGTTGGCTTTTGAAAGTCTTTGCGTGTTTTGAAGATTTGCCTGGGCGAGCATCAGGAACTCCTAAACGAAAACCACGAGACAAAGACATAGGTGCAGCACCCCCAGGGGGGTTGTCAGACCGAGGGAGTGGACCTGGTTTTGGGCGATTAGGTTTAACTTTTGGGTTCTTTAAAAGCTTGGTCTTTTTGTGGCGTTGTCTTTTGTCTGCCTTGTGACGTTGTTTTTGGTCAGTCTTGGGAATTTGGTCATTATTTGACATGGTGTTGTTTTATTGTAAATGTAAAAATAGAAACAAAGAAAATAAAAGAAAGGTAAATAATAAAAATAAAAGAAAACAAATGTGTTCTTTTGATATATACACGTAATATACGTATATGGTTTTGTGTTTTGGTGGCTGTGCAATTTCGCCCATTATGGACAGGAAAAAGGAGGATACATTTATTGACCCTCCCCCTTTCACCTTTTGTTTTACGCCCAAGGGGCGGCCCTAAAAGAGGGACTTAGAGAAGATCAGGATATGCTGAGCTATATTCTTTAGCTAGCATTTCCCAAGTTCGGTGAGTGAAAGAGCATGGAAAAGATTCTATTTTGCAGAATTTATCTACGAAATCTATCCAGTCCTCATATAATTCTTCCCACAATGAGTCAGACAAAGTGACGGCCACCGAGGCGTCACCCTGTACACCCTTACGCGGGAGAGGTTGAATTGTCTCCACAGGAGATTTTGATATCATGTGTTGAAGAATTTTCCGATGTCCAAGAGACAAAGGGAAAGAGAGCATTCCTTGGGCTACTCGGGCTTGATGATAAGCTGTTGCTCCTCTGGCCATCTCAATTGGATCAACAGGATGAAAACCTTCTCTGTGGAGATATTTGTAATACATCTTGGGATCTTTTTTGAGCATGCTTTTGAGAAGAATGGCAGGGGTAGGGCTCCAATAATATTTTCCATTAAGGGGAATAAAGTAACCTTTTAAAAACATTGGATGTTCGACTTCAGAAAAATCCAAATGTTGACCCAATCTGTCATGGACGGATATCATAGCACGAGCAAAATTTTCGACAGATAAATCCTCAAGAACTTCTTTTCGATCCATTAGTCCTAATCGAAGAAGTGAAATGGCAACAGGAAGAGCAATCAAAAATGTTGTCAATTGGACGCCGGTGTTTCCAACTGTAGTGTCTGGAACACCAGAAGGTTGAAAGCGTGATTGTTGAAGATGATTTCCGCAGCTTGGGCATTGTTTCTCATCACCAGTGAAAACTGCTTCACAATCATAACAAAATTTATTTTGTTTGATTATTGCTACAGCATCTTTGGATCCCACAGAGATTGGAGCTGCTTTGATTTGAAGACTACGTGCTACCACATCCGCTGGAATTCCCATGAATCTATACGCACTATGAATCATGCGTTGACATTGAGTTTTGTTCGTCAGATCATAGGTGTGAAAGTCGCCTGAGAAATCTTTCCAGAAATCATTGTATGCTAATGTGATTCCACTGTCGTCACCAGCCATGAAATGATACACATACAGAATATCACTTTTTCTGTTGTGATTGATGATAAAAGTTCTCCATTCACCTAGCTCTTTACAAGTTCGGGAGGCTCCATAAAAAGGATAGTAGCAAAATGAATCAATATCAGTTTCAAAGTCATCTTCCGTGAGTTCTAACACTTTTCCCACGTATTTTCGCCATCCATAAGAAGAGACAGGTCGTATAAATTCAGTTCGACCATCCCATTCAGTTTTCCATGTTTTTGAAAGTTCATAGAAATAGGGACCTGTTATTGCATTTAAGGCATATGGGGAAATAAAAACTGGTCTAGGTTTGAGACCGATGATGGGTTTTTCTCCTCCAGTGATGATTTTAAGTAAAAATTCATCTTGTTTGACGACAGCTTTCAAGGTGTAACGAATAGGTTTTCCATTGTCATTGTCTTGGATTGCGTCTTCATAACGTTTGACATTTTGAGGTGCGTCTTCTCGGATATGGTCCATCCATGAATCACGCAAATCAGAGAAGTTGGCAATAGTGGCCTGAAAACTACTAAGTCCATGACGGGAAATACATCCAGGAATCTGATCTATCCAATATTCAGGGTTGATGGCAATGTTATCTCTGTATGATGTGGCTATTCTATGAGTTATCATGAACAGTGATGTCTCAGGACCAGAATTTGGCGCTAAGAAAGGGATTTGAGTCAGAATGGATGGATAATAGTATTGAGGCTCAATTGGAGGGGCATCAAGATAGATGGGCATGTAATCCTTGGACTCATGGGGAGCAACTGGAAGATAGGGGTTAGGTCTAACAATTGCAAATGAAGCAATGGGAAAGCTTTCATAGATAGGATAAAAATCATGATCGACAAGCTCTAATGGTTGATTTCCATCAATGAACGTAGGAACTCGATAAGAGTGTTTCATGAAATAATTGAAAACATAATGCAAGGCAACAGCTATTATGAAAGAAGCTAAAGGAGAAGTTCCCATTGCTACACTTAATGACCATGGGGAACAGAACCCGTGGAACAAGACTCTCAAAGAAGAAGTATACCAATTGTCGCCTTTATAATAAGCTTCAAATACTCCAAATAAGAAAGCAAAGGGTCCTAATACATACTTATTGGCTTCCTCAACTAAAGGATCAAATAATGACCACAGTCTGTGCATGATACCTTTGGGATGTTGGGTGGATGGTTCCCATAACCAATCTAACATGTCTCCAAAAGAGTGGCCTTTTAAACGTATGACCAATGATGGAAAGTGTGTCTCGAAATAATGAACAAGTTTTCGGAAAAGAGTACGAGTTATTTCAGTAATTCCAAGATTCATTTGAGTTCCGGCAGGAATGATCCCTGAAGCATTGTCAAGAATTCTTTTCACACGCTTGGATTTTCCATCAGTCAATATCGTGGAGATTAACGCTACCAAAGTTGTTGTCCCCATTGATCCAAGGGGATTCCAAGCAAAAAGAAATTTTCCCATGATGCCTCGTAAAAGGTACATTGTTGTAAATACAGTTACCCCTGCTCCAGCCACCCCTAAGATCACAAAAGGGCGTCGAGAGACAAGACCACTGATAGTAAGACTGTCGTTTCCAATAGTGGCGCGTTGTTTTGCGTCTAAAGACATTTTTTCTCGGTCAGTGAGTCCCAACTTTGCTAACATACGTGTGTAAATTGAAGTATCCTGGGGAATGTTTTGGTTTCCAGGAATTGTCTTCATTATTAGATCAATAGTGTTGTCGACCATGTTTTGACCGGCATGCAGTTTTGCAATGTTGACTAGATTTTTGTAACGAGCAGCAAGAGACAAGACGCGTGAGGACACAGAGTTGATAGTGTATGATTTGACGGGTTTTCCACGTTCTTTGTCAACAATTCCATCGGGAACAAAGCAAAGCAAGTCTTTTTCATAAATCGCAATTGGAGTGAATGAATCGAGTGTAGGATGGGGATCCATTATATGTTGTATCATACAATAACTCCCTATTTGGCGGACAATAGCTCCGTGGTCAAACAAAACTGTGGAGTCAGGATGAGGACCATAAATAGTAGACGAATCCACTTGGAAGATTACTTCTCCGGTCAGAGTCTTAAACCAGCTAGATGTGCTGTATACTCCAGCAACACCGGAAAATTTGTGAGCTAAACTAATCACCGTTCTTTTCTTGGAAGTACTCAAAACAACTATTTGTTTTTGAAAATAATACAAATCAACAGAGAAGACCAATCCTGAGAAATCATTTAACGCAGCAAACATTTCTTGAGTGGTAGTCCGATGAACGACAATTTTGATGTCTTGATCATAATCCTTGGATTGAATAAAGTGATTGATGGAATCTAATCTAAGTCGATCTTTGGCAACATTAGGCGAGTCTGTGGGATAATAAACGTCAATTGTTTTTAAGTCGCTCATGATTTGAGTAGCAAAGCGCAATTCACGTGCTGTTCCATATGGGAGAGCAAGAAATTGCTGACGTGAGTGGTTTGAAAAGCAAAGAATCACGAAATGTTGGCGAATAACAGCTAAAACTCCATGTGAATTCACTGTTCCACTCTTGTTACGTTTCACTTGGATTCCAAGCTCAGCAAGTTGGTCCAGTTGGTTTTCACAATCTGGTCCATCACCTGACAGAGTTGGTCGAATCTTCTTAGAATGTGGTTCCTTGTCAGGGGTAGCAACAGGTGCATCTGGAGATGGTTCTGAAAGGACATCAGCAAAAATTGTGGCATCAAGAAAACGTTTTTGTTCACTAGAAGAAGGATCGTTGGATAGGGCTATCAAAAGACTTTTTGAATTTGCGGCAACAAGACCAGAATGAGCTTTCCAACTTTTAGATGCAGGAACCACAGCACATGATCCAAACAATAATTTTTTGTTGGTTTTT